TCGCGAATAAAGTTCCACACGATTTCAATTCCGGCTCCGAGTAGTTCGAAGTTCTGCGTCAGTCCATCGATGGCACCTCCGAGCAGGATGGTCAAGAGGTCCGCGAGATCTTCGATGATCGGCACGACCACCGGCATGATGACATTCTCGACGAGCCATAGCAAGATCGTTCCGAGTGCTTCGATGATCGGGCCGAGCACGGTGCCGACGAGATCGGCAATCAATCCCAGCACTTCGAAGAGTGGTTGCAGGGCATCGAAGACCGGCGTCAGCGCTTCCAGCACAGCAGTCAAAACCGGGGCAAGTGCCTTCAAAACAGTCGCAACTAGCTCAATTGCGACACCTAGTGCACCTCCGAGCAGATCAGCTAGCAGAGTGATAATCGGCATCAATGCCGTAATTGCCTCAACTAGGATAGGACCGAGCAAATTGAGCACTTCGGTCAAAGGTCCGATAAGCGGCTGAATCGCAGCCGCGACGGCACCAAGGATCGGCGCAAGCGCCGTCAGCACGGAGCCGACAAGCTGCGACAGCGGGCCGAGTAGTGGACTCACTACGGAAAGGATTCCCGCAATGCCTTCGATGATCGGCGGCAGCGCCGGAGCAATGTTCGTGAGGACAGTGCCGAAGCTCTGTCCGACCTGATTCAGCGCTTCGAAGAGCGTGATCAGCACGTCTTGCCCTTGCGCCGACGCCAAGAAATCGGCGAACACCTGAATGCCTTGCCCGAAGACGCCGAGAATGTTGCCACCGGTGGTCTGCGCAGCCGAGCCGATCGACAGCAGAATGTCGACGATGGGCGAGATGATCGCGCCGAGCTGTTGAAATACCGTGATGGCATTCTGAACCCATGCCACAGCCTGCCCGGACGCCGTCGCCTGCGCGATGAAGTCGGCGAGCTGCTGCACGATCGCCGCGAGGCCGGATACGGCTGTGTCGCCGCCGAAGGCTGTATTGATCGCGGTTCCAAGATCGAGCAGGGACGTGAAGAGCGCCGCCACCGGTGCCGCAAGCTGCGATAGCACGCCGTTCAGAGACTCAAAGCTCGACGTCACGAAATCGATGCCGGACTGCGAACCGGCGACGTTCAGTAGCGCTGTGACGAGATCTCCGGCATATCCGGCCGCCGTGGTCATGCCAGTAGACAGCGGCCCCGTGAGCGATGCCGCAACAGAGGTAATCGCCTCGTCGAGATTGACGAAAAAGGCATCCTGCGCCGAGTCTTGCAGCGCTTGCAGCTCAGGCACGATCTCGCGGAAGGCTTGCGCCGCTGCCTGCGCGTTCGGGGATAGGTTCTCGATCGCGTCGTCGAAGGCTTCCGTGTCTTCGAACGCGGCAGCCATCGCGTCACTGAATCCGGCCGTGGCGACTTGCAGTGTGCCGATAGCGGCTGCGCCGACGCCGACCGCAGATGGCAACGCGGCGATGATGCCGACCGCAGGTGCGAGTGCCGCGCCGAGCTGGATAACGGCACCGGCAGCCGCTGCCGCAGCCGTACCAAGTGCCGTGAATCCGGCGACCGGGAGACGAACACCGGTGATAGAGGAAAGGAACCGCGAGAAGGTTCCCTCCTTGTCGATGTCGAGATCGAGCTTGACGCGACGCCCGCTGACACGCTGAATGGAGTCGATCATGTCGTCGGCGGCGTCGTCAGCGTCTCGCGCCATTTCGCGGAACGCCGACTCCGTCTCGCTCGCCGCTTCCGAGCCGAAACAGGCGAACTCACGCTCTACACCGCGCAGGGTACGACTGATGCGGGATTCGAGCGTGCGCATTGCGCTTCGAATCCGCGCATCGATCAGTCGATTGAACTGCGAGAAGTCGGGTTCGACTTCCACATATGCAGTGCCGAGTGCGTCAGACATGATTCCCCCAGTAGCGGCCCCTTTACGCTACCGCACTTATGGGAGTAGTCATCACCCTACTTTGAGTGCCTGCGCGACGACGAGTGATTGTCGAGTCGCCGTCTCGTCGTCTCCCCAGCCTGCCGGGCGCGGGGGTAGTCCTGCGCGTCGTGCGGTGCGGGAATCAGATGCACTTTCGGGTACCACCGACGCATTTTCGGCCGTCTGCGTTGCTCTCAGGGCGTTTTTCCTGGTCAGTGCCATCTTCCGCAGCGCCTCAGCCGTGGTCTGCTCAGCCATCGCGGCGTCGAATTCTTGCTTTTTCTCTTTTGAGGCGTTTCGCGTAGCGAAGTAGTAAATGAGGTTGAGACATCGATCCCACGGCAAGTCGAGCGGATCGACATTTTGCGAGGCACACCAACCGTCGAAGAGCGGCCACACCTCATCATGTGCCGCCCATGAGGCTAGGAATCCTGCGGCGGCGTACTGTCTTTTCCCAGTCCTTCCCCGATGAGCCACTGTGTGATGTCGATGAGTGTCATGGGGTCGATCGGTGTCGACTTATCGTCGCAATCGCCTTCGATGAGCGGTTCGAATTTCTTCCATGCCGCTTTCGTCAAGATCTTTTCGTACACTTTCTTCAGCTCGTCGAACGCTTCGCCCTTGTCGGCCGCCGCCCCCTGCTCGCCGAGCTTCCCGAAGGTGCCTTGCAGTTTGAAGATGATGCCCGATGCAATGGCATTCTTCGTCGTGAACTGCACGCCGTCGACCGTGAAATCGAGTTTGTTCTTCCGCGTTGTGAAATCCATACGCAGAGAGTAGCACCGATTAAGCGAATTGCTGCATCCCGCGAATCAGGCCGTCACGCAAGAACGGGTTCGCTTCCATGAACACCGTTCCCTCATGCACATAGATTGAATACTCGACGTCAGTTCCTATGCGCGCGATAGGGAAGCCGTTCCGATAGTAGATATTGATCTGAATCGAGTTGATCAGGTTACCGGTGTCGATGCGCTGCGGCGACTCACGAATACGCTGCTTCGCCGCCGCTTGCACGGCGAGTGCACGCAGTTCAAGGTGTCGTTCGAGCGGACCACCGGGACGCGACAAGTGCAGCGGGTATGCCTTGTTCGTGCGCTGCGTAACGCGGACCGTCGCCATGTCGCCCCCTAGCTAACCTCGCACGGATAGCACCCGTTCTGAATCGTGACCGTGACCGGCAGCGCCGAGCCCATGCACGCACCTTGCGGTCCGACGAACGTCTGTGTACCGGTCGTGAAGTCGACGTACAGCTTCGTTCCGTTCGGTAGTCGGTCGTGTATCGCCGACGATAGGCAGCAGATGACACCGGCGCGTACCGCCCACGCGTCTTCGCTCGCGCCGCGTGCCGCCGTTTCAAGCTCGTCGCATGTCGGCGGCGCGGTGTTCGTGCCCGTGGGCGCGCACCGGAGGATCGTCACGACGTAGTTGAACACGAATAGAGGCGGGCCGCACTCGCGTCGCCCCGGCGTCTCCGTGGTTGCACGGGCAAGCGTGGTTCCGGACGCTTCGTATGCGTTCGCCATGGCGACAGTGAGCTGCCCGCACTCGCAGTCGTCCCACGCGATCTCACCTGCCACGACGCACGCACGGTCGGGCTCGCCGTCTGTGGTCGTGGCGAGCCGTTCAAGCACGCAGTCTTTGATGTGTACGCCGATGTCGAACCCGGCGAAGGGATTCGCGTTGCTCTGGCCCATTACGTGCCTACCCGCCGAGCGTGCTCGCCGTCGATGTCGAAGATCGTCGCGATCCCGGTGTTCGATGGGTTTTTACGGTTCAGGAACAGATCAGTCCAGTACAGGCCGGTTCGACCGGCAGAGAATGACTTCGCGTCGAAGAACACCTTCGTCACGCCTTGCCGGGTGATCTGCTGCACCATGCTCTCGGGCAGCAGGCAGTCGCTCGCGCCGACACAGCGTTTCACGATCTCCGTTGCGAGTTGCCCGGCCGCCATCTGCCCGGCACGAGGCACTACGGTGCCGTACTGCGCCGTGACCGACCACGTACCGTCTTCGGTGTCGTCGAGATTGAGATCGTTGCAGCGCGGCCAATCCTGCCCGTCGAGCCGTACGAGCAGCCGCCAGTCGTCGACTCGGTACGCCGACGTGGGCAGCACGACGCCGTCGACCTTCACTTGCGTCACGTTCGCGACGGGGTACGGAAGGGCGACTTCGGAGATCGACGAGCACGAGCAGCCCGACGAGCAAGTGCCGCACGCGATGTTGAACCACTTCCCGCCGACGAGCGCCGGAGTTGGGTACGGCCACGACATGCCGCTGACGTCGTACCATCCGGTCGACGGAATCCACGGCCACGCCGGGAAGCAGTCCTTTCGGCACGGCCGGAGTGTCATGGAACAGAGACCGAACTGCTTTTTCGTGCCTTCCCACAGAATCTCAGTCGCGATCCACTCAGCTTCTTCGATCTGCTCAGGCGTGGCTTCGGGCGGGTAGCTCGTGCAGAGCGTAGGCCATGGCTCGCACGGTCCGGTGTTCAACGCTGCCATTACTCCGACCCTACCGGCCGCTCCGGTACGACATCAGCGCGCCCCGCTTTCGGCACGCGAAGCTTCCGAGCGACGTGGTACCCGCGCGTCCCGTACGGTCCGAGCGGGGCCGACGTCCCACCGATGTACCGGGCAACGGTGCGCGTTCCGCTCATGCGTACTGCTCCCTTGTCCCAGTCTACCGTCAGAGCGGACGTGTCTTCGCCGATGAAGTGGTGCGCTACCCGACCGTCGCCATGTCCGATCAGGGAAGGGATGTCGCGGTGCTCGACGAGACTGGGGAAGGTGCACCACGTGCCCATGCGCTTGACGTCGATCGCGAAGCGGCCGATGCGCCGATCGTAGTTGGGATATGTCTGCACGTCGCACCACGGCAGCATTTCATTGATGATCGATGTCGGGGCCGTGATCGCCACCCCCCAATTCAGGGACGGCATCTGAATGAACGCGGCGTCGGCCGCGACTGCCTCTTGCACGACGCGCTCGACGCGACCGGCGACCGGACGCCGCGTGCCGATGTACGGCGTCACGAGCACGTTCTTCGGGACGCGATCGAGCGCCTTTTCCATCCCCGCGATGAGGTCGGCACACGGCAGCGCGTCGTCCTGCACGACCATTCCCCAATCGGCCGTCTGGTCGATGGCTTCCCACGCGCGGCGGCCGGTGTCCCACCGATCGTTACGGCGGTCCCAGATCACATCGTCGGCTGTAAGGCCGAGTCGTTCGACGAGATCGCCGACGTACTGCGCACGTTTCTCGTGCGCCATGATCTTGACAGAAAGTCGCATTACCGCACCTTCTCGTACACGAAGAACGAAGCGAGACCTTCGCGCAACGGCGTCTCGACGGTCGTGAGTTCCCAGTCGGGGAACCGTTCGATGATGTCCGGCGTGAACTCACGCCGGAAGACGTGGCGCGCCGTCCGGCCGCCTGCGTAGTTCGTCGCATAGATCATGACGTACTTTTCGGCGCTACCGAAGAGGTTGTATAGATACGCGAAGTAGTCGGCGTTATCAGGGAAGTGAAAGAGCACGTCGAAGCTGAGTGCGAGGTCGAACGGTCGCCACGTGACCGACTTGAATGCTTCCGCTGTATGAAAGAGGTAACGCGGATCTTCGAACCGCTCACGCATCCGCTTCACGATCGTCGGCGAAACGTCCACTCCGATGTACTGTGCCTCGTGCAGCTCGACGAGGTCAAGTACTTGCCCGTCGCCGCATCCCCAGTCGATGATGCTCTGTACGTCATGCTCAGCGATGAAGTCAGAGAGGTATGCCGCCTTGTATGCGCCTTCGTCGCCTTCCGAGCCTGCGCCGGAGGTGCGCCCCTCGCGGTAGCGTCGATCCCAGTACCCGGCCGGGGTATATTCGATGTGCTTCACTTCGTGACTCCCGGCTTCCGCTCGCCCATTACGTCGCCCGCGTGAGCGATGGCGAGCCGTTCGCTCTTGAGCTTGTCCAGATCGACGAGTTCGCCGGAGGCTTCGAGATCGCCTACGGCGAGCGCTACGCCGGGATTTTTCGTGACGCCGAAGTCGTCGAAGACGACCACAGCATCTGGCGCGAGGTGCCGTCGCCACGCGCGGAAGTCGGCAAGTACGGCCGGTCGCGAGTGGTCGCCGTCGATGTAGAGCAGTCCCACCAGAGGTCCGTCGTACAGTTCGGCCGCAAGCGTCGTCAGCGATCGGATGATACGCACGCCGTCGCTCACTCCGGCCTTGTCGAGCTGCGCCGTGAAGTCTTCGAAGACGGGGCTCGGCAGCGACGACAGCACAGCGGCGCGCCACGCCGATACCTCTTCAGACCACGCGTCAACGGCGTACACCGGTGCGTTGTTGTCGAGTGCCGCGCCGGTCGCGAGGTAGCACGTCGACTTGCCGCGATACGAACCGAGTTCGACGATTGCCTGATCGGAGGGTACGAGCGCAGCGAAGGCGTACAGCAGCTCGCCGACATCACGCGAGATCAAGCCGTCGAGTTCGGCGAGTTCATCGAAGTTCATGTGTTAGACCTTTCGAGCCGGTTGCCGGTGCGTGAGCACGCGCCGCGTGTGATCCCATGAATGCACCGCGAAGACGTCGCTGTCGAAGTCCATGGGGATCGAGTCGCGCTTGACGTCGATGTACGAGTACGGGAACCACTGCCGCTGTGGCGCGATGTGGCCGCCGTAGCGGTTCCATACCGGCGTGAGGTACTGCGGTCCGCTGAGCTTGTTCGGACGGCGGCCGCGCAGCCGGTGCACGTTCGCTGGGAGTCCGGCGACGAGCGTCTGCATGATCGGGTGACCCGGGATCGCGCCGAGGTACGTGTTTCCGATCCACGTGCGATCCTCGTGCGCCGCGAACTCACGGTGCCCGGCAAGCGCCGGTTCGATGTTCCGCAGCGGGATCGTGTCGACGTCGGTATACATCCCGCCGAAGAGCGCGAGGACTTCGTACCGCACGATGTCGGCGCGGAACTGCTCGACGGCATCGGGCGGGACGATTCGATCGGCCTGGTCGTACAGCGCGCGATTCTGAAGACCGATCTCGTTGATCTCGCGCTCAGTCCAGAGCTTCATATCCCAGTCGGGATGCATCTCTGCCCACGCGGCGCAGTTCGCCGCGAGGTGCGCGGGAATCGGTGGACCGATCCAAATATGGTGCATGATCTTCGGAATCAGTTGCTCTGTCATGTTTCGCCTCATCTATGCCGAAGCGCCCGTGACCGGCGATCACGGGCGCTTCATAGGTCAGATGGAATTAGCTTAGCGCATTAGCTGCCGATCTCGACAGCACCGCAAGCGGCTTCGGGCGGCGGCGTCGTCGTGATGGCGAAGGCGTAGTGCTTGCCGGGTCCCCACGCCGACACGGGCGTGTTCGACAACCACGGGTTGCCGATGTCCCACAGCGGGTTAGCTGGGCGCGTCTTCGACATGTATGAGAACGTGAAGACGTCGTTCGCGAAGGTGAACTCTTGGATCTGAGCGTCGTACTCGTGCGGGAACGCCCAGTAAATCCAGCGCTGATTGCCTTCGGCGTCGCACGCGCCTTGTCCTGCGACCGGCTGCCATACCTCTTTGCTGAAGCGCGCGTTCAGCAGTCCGTCGCCGAACTGTACGCCGACGAAGTCGGTTGCCGACGAGATCGGGT